TAGCGATTCTTTTTTCTCCATCAGGCATTTCAAGAGTAACTTTTTCTTTTAAATTTATTCCTTTAAATGTGGGAACTGTTGCTATTTGTTGTCCACCACCAGTAACTTTAAAATAAACATCAAATCTATCTTGATATTCATGTCCAACTAATTTCCTGTAGCCTTTATACTCCCCTTTTTCAACTGGAACATCATTTAATTCAGCCATGATGTTGAATGAAAGTAAAAGCATTAAAAATAATAAAAATCTTTTCATAAAATCCCCTCCTAATAGTTATAATATTATTTGTACTATAAATATTAGAACTTGTCAAGGGATAATACAAAAAATGACAATTTTAATATAATTACAACCTCTTTTAACAGAAAAATTTTTAAATATGATATAATTTTTCTCAGGAGGTGAAACTATGAAAGATTACTTTGTCAGTGTTTACCAAGTTCTAAAAGCTATTGAAGAAAGTTCTTACAATAATTCATTTGACTATGATGAAACTCTTAGTTTAGAAAAATTAAAACTGAAAGAATCCGAACTTATGGTAATTATTGAAAATATCATTGATGATAAACTTGTAAAAGGTCTACTTATTATTCCAGGTATGTCGGGTTTTAAAGCTGCAAACCCAAGATTAACCACAAATGGATACTCTTATTTAAAAGATAATTCTGAAATGAAAAGAGCCTATAACTTTTTAAAAGAAGTTAAAGGCTGGATTCCTGGTTTGAGTTAAAAAAAATTTTTATTGTTTTAAATGCTAATTCATTATTTTCAAACTTTTTATTAAGATAAAACTTATTATCAAAATAAGATTTTAAGTTTTTCCATTCTTGAAGTGATACTCCATTCATTGCTTCAAGAATTTTTTTTATTTTTTTATCCTTCATAGTTTACCTCCAGTTAAAAGAAAAAGAGAGTTAAAAAACTCTCTTGATTAATCTTTAATATTATATTCTTTTTTCACTTCTTTTATTCTTTTTTCTAATTCTTTTTCATATTCTTCTTGAGTAAAAACACCTTGTTTAAAAAGAATTGACATATGTAATTTTACAGCACTCAATCTTTCTTCATAAGTCGATTTGGAATATCCTACTACAATTGGCGGTGTAGTATCGTTCCATCTTGAATCAGTAAATAAGCCTTCTTTTTTCTGCTTTTCTTCAAATTCTTTTTTTAATTCCTCAAAACTTTTACTACTCATAATTCCTCCATTTGAATAAAATGTTTTCCTTTTATTTCTATTCTTTGTAGCACTTTAAACTTTTTACCTCTTTCAAATAAAACTTCTTGTTCCAATTTATTTATGGTAGTTATATTTCTTGCTGTTTTTGAAATTATTACTATCTGTACTTCTCCACTAGGGTTATACATATCGCCTATGGTTGCGGATGTATAAGCAGGATATATAATTTCATTATCAATGATATAAGGTTTTAAAAATTCTTCTAAAGCTTCTTTACCTTGTAATTGAAAACTTAAACTTCTAGTAACTTGTCCTTCATATATAGGTATTTTTTCAAGTGCTTCATCTAATAATTTAACCCATTCTTTTTGGTCTTGAGTTAAATTTGTTCCATTTCTAAGTGCTTCATTTATCTTATAGGAATCTGATCCAATATATTTCATTATAGCAGATTTTTGATTTAAAGTTAAACCTAACTCATCTTTTTTAACATATTGATCTTTCCATTCCTTATAATTCATGTACTTAACTTCTTTATACTCTCCATTTTCATCTCTTGATGCTCTTGTAGGCTCATCATCAAAGTATGGAGCTATAACTGTTCTACAATGAGAATGAAAAGGAGGCACTGTTACTCCTATTTCCTGGTCCGATATATTAAAAACTTTTCCATCCATTTCTTGACAAATTTCAGAAGTATGTAAATCCAAAGTTGCAACTATTTCATATTTCTCAACATCTATACTTTTGAAAGCTTCTATTTGTGCTTTTGAAGCATAAGCAGCAGATTCTGTTTCTAGTAATCTTCTTGCAACATACTCTTTATTTTTTATCTTATCAGAAACAAATTTAGATATATCTTCAACAGCTTCATCTAATGTACTACCAGTTATAAAAGATTGAGTAATTTTAGTTCTCAATGTATTTATTAATTGTTCCTTATCTTGCCAAATCCTATCTGAAAAAGTTTTCCCATCTTTTAACCAAGGCTTTCCTATGACTTGATTAATCTTATTTCTATCTAAAGTAGCAAAACTTGTTTTAAGATTAAGACCTTTTGAAATTTCATACAATGAGTGATAATAAGTATCTTCATAATTCTTTATTAAATAATCTTCTAGCATCTCATTTTCTTTGTTTCTTAAAGTTTCAATACTATTTTTAACTTGAAGTTGTAAAGCCTCCAATCTTTGAATATGTACTCTTGCAGAAGCATTTTCAAGTTCTTTTTTCCAAGCTCCACTCTTAGCTTTTTGAGTATATTCTGCTAAGGTCCATTTGAATTCTTTTAATTCATCTTTAGTTAGTAACTTTTTAGCATCTGTTAATGATATTTGATTATTATCAGCTATTCTAATATACCATTTTTCAATATCACTTTTTATCTTATTTTCAGCTATTTTATATTGTTTTTCTATTTCTTTAGTATAAGCTTTATTTGATATATTTCTTTGTTTCTCTTCTTCTTCAAATCTTTTAGTCCAGTAATTACTCATCTAAATCAGAAACTTTTTTAGTTCCAAAATCTCCTGGATAAGGATCTAATTCTTTATTTTCTTTTTCAACTTGTTTTATTTCTTCATCAACATTGTTAACCCAAGGATGTTGAGTTATTATAGTTTTTTGAGATATGATACCAACACTAGCCTTACAATTATTAATTGTTTCAGATTCATTTACTAAAACATCTCTATTAAAAACTATTTCAAGAGTTTCATTAATATTTAAAGCTTTATTTATGAACCACATCAATTCTTCAAAAGAAGCTTGAAATTCTACTTCCATTTGATTAGCATCTAAATCTATATCAGAATACATAGATTGAATATTCATCTCATTAGGATTATTTCCAAGCCTTTCATCTTTAGCATCAAAGCCTCTTGCATTTTCTATTATTGCTTTTTTGAGTAATTTAATTATTAAAGCATAATTTTCAGAGTTAACTTCTATCTGTAAAGCTTCAAGTCCACCTTTTCCACCATCAGTATTAGTAACTTTTACTGCTCTATATGTTGCTAAGTTTCTTCTAAACTCTCCTAAATTCTCTCCATCATAGTTAGTTAAGATTAAAATTGTACTTCCTGCATCTTCCATCATATTATCTTGAAATTTAGAAATTATCTCATTCAAGGCATCTTGTAAGCATTTTACTCTGCATATCAAAGGTTGTTCTAAATTGTTACTTCTAAAAGGAATTAATGGGACTTTTCCCCAGTTATATGTTTCTTCTCCTATAGCTATGTAATCTGAATGTCCTAAAGGTTTCAAACTATCATTCCAAATAAAAAAGTCTACTCCATTTCCTGAGTAAACTTCTACTTTTTTAACTGGAACTAAACTATTATGTTGAAACTCTAAGACTTCATATAATCTTATAACTAATTCTAATTCATCCTTATTGTTATCCGTCCATATTGGTAATATTTCAGAAGGTTCAAATTTTCTAAATTGTAATTCACCTTTTTGGTTAAAATATGGATATATCCAACCTATACCACCATTAAGAGTATCCTCTCCTAAATTTCTTAAAGTTCTTAGAAACTTATTACCAAATAATTTCAAAACATTTTCATTTTTACAAATAAAAGTTGGTTTCTTAGCTAAAATATAATTAACTTTTTGGTCAACCATTTTTGAATATTGGTTATCCACAAGTTTAGAATTGACTAAGTTATTAATATCTTCTAATCTACCACCTTCTACTATTGCTTTTCTTTTTTTACTTAATATGTCATGACTTCCTTTGTAATATCTTTCTCCATTCACCTGGTCCACTCTAGTTTTTGAAGAAAGCCATTGACTTATTAAATACTCAAGTTTTCTAGTCTCCATATTTTCCACCTTTGGCTTTTTAAAAAGTTTTTTTATCCATTCCCACATTGTAACTCCTTAATCAAAAGATAATCCTGATATTTTATTGCATTTTTCAGCTATCCCTGTAAGGACATCAGGAGCATCATCATGTTTATTTTTTCCTTCCTTCTGATAAGTAGTTATAGCTTTATAAAATTCAGGCCACCTATCAGCCCAATTAACTGGGAAATAAATATGTTCCATAACCCAAGTTGCATTAGATAATATTCTAGCTCTTTTATTTTGAGTTTGATGAAACCATCTAACTTTACAACGATTGCTATTATATTTTTCTAATAAATGTTTATCTACTGCTCTCGCAAAACCTCTACCACCATTGTTTGATTCTATATCAGCTTCTTTTATATTATTCTCAATTAATATTTTAGCTGTTGCTGGTTCTGTTATCTCCATAGGCTCTTTTGTATATAGAACATCTAAAATATATGCTTCTTTGTTATATACCCCATAACAAATAGAACATAAATAATCTTCTCCAGTATCAGCTGTATCTGTATAGTTTTTATATGCTGTAAATAATAAATTGTTATTTGAATCCATAGGCAACTGATTATATGTTTTTATACTGCTATATAATCTACCCTTAATGTCTATTGGCTCTTGCTGATAGTTGGCATATACAATTTCTTTTGCCATGTTCTTAGTTTTAAACTCAAAGTCCTCTAATGATAATGTTCCTTCATCAAGTGGAGTTCCATCATCATTGATAGCTTTATAATTTATATGAACTACATCATCATAGTTAGATAAAATAAAACCAGCTAGGTCATTACTTGCCCACCTGGTCATTATGATTATTAATTTAAAACCTTTTTCTGTTCTTGATAACATAGTATTAGTAAACCAATCAATATGCTTTTCAAGGACATTAGAGTTATATGCTTCCTCAGAGTTTTTTATTAAGTCATCTATAACTATTAAATCTGCTCCAAATCCTGTTGCAGTTCCTGTTGGAGATGTAGCTAAATAGTTTGCTACTTGACTTCCTTCCAAAGCCCATTTGTTCATTGAGGCTTCTCCATACTTAATCTTAGTATCAGGAAATATATCTCTATAAACTGTTACCCCTTGTGTCTGTTCTGTTGCTATCATATCTCTTACTTGTTTAGCAAATGTAGAAGAAAGAGTTTCATTATATGATCCTGTCATAATTTTTAACTTATTATTTCTTCCTAACAACCATTGAACAAATAAGGTTGCTGTATAAGATTTACCGAATCAGAGTCGAGGGGGCATATTAATAACTAATATTTTTTTATTAGAATCAATAAAACTTTGTAACTGATTACATAAATCTTTTAAATATTCTTTTTTATCATTATAAAAACCTTTTTTACCTAGTAATTTACAATAATACCAAAAATCTCTCCTAGCTAATTCTTTTTTAGCTTCTAATTTTATTAATTCTTTATCATACACCCCCACAACACCTCCTTTAAATAAAAAAAGCACCTAGAATTAACTAAGTGCTTTACTGATATTATTTATTTAATGCTAACATTGAGTTTAAGTTCATATCTCTACCCTCAATCTTATTTATATTGTCTTCTGTTTCAAATACTATATTTGCTAATTTATCTACTTCTCTTGTAATTGATACTACCATATTTGATAACAGATTTAACTTGTGGTATATCTCACTTCTCACATCATCTGCTTCATTTGATAGCTCTTTAATCTTATTCCAATATTCTATTTTATCTATTGGTATCATCGCTGAACTTGAAAATGGTAACTTCTCTTGTATCATATTTTTCTTTAAAGCTTGTTCCATTTTATGAAATTCATTGATATAAGTTGCAGTAAAAATTGCTCCTTTTTTACCAGTTAATTTATGAGCTAAAAATTCACAACCTTTTTTAGTTATATCATATCTTTTATTTTTCTTACCAGTGCTATCTTTATATTGTGTTTCCTTAAAAAATTCACTAAAAGCAATTTTGCTTTCAGTTAGATACTTCTCATTTTTAGCTACATCTCTTAATAAATCAGCATGATTTTTACCTAACATTTTTGCAACTTCTCTGCTATCCAAAACTAACTTTTTTAATTCAAAATTCATCCTATTTTATCTCCTTTCAATTTTTGTTGAAAGAAAAATCAATATATAGTATAATATTTATAGAAAGATTTTTCTTTCAGGTTAATAGAGTATTGAACTTCTTGGTCGGAGAGTAATACTCTATTTTTTATTTTCTAAGTCTACCTTTAATCTTTTAATACTTTCTATAATAGTATCTGTTCTTGTTAAATTTAATTTTTCAGAACATTCTTGTATTAAATCAAGTTCTTCTTGCCTTAGTCTAAGATTTAAACTTTTATTTCTAGCATTATCTGATTTAGGTCTACCTATTTTGGCTTTCATTTTACACCTCCTAATTTTTTGCCATCGCTATAATTATATATTGCACTCGCTAAAAAGTCAAGAGAAATTTTTAAAAATATTTAAAAGTAATTTTGCTTTCAATTAATTCCTTTAATCTTTTATAATTTCTTTTAATTCATCTGTTGTAAGATTAGAAAATGGATTGGAGTTTATATTTCCATTTACCTCAACCTTTTGAGTATACTCTCCATCCATTTTGTTTAATATATCTAATGCTTTTAATCTATCAGTGTCTTTTGTTTCTTCTTTTAGTATCATCTTAGTTAAAAATTCTTTTCTTTCTATAGCTGTCATAATCCTGTTGCCTTTTGCTTTTTCTTGTAGTTCTTTGATATATTCTTTTATGTTGGCTTTTGTTAAGTTTTCACTTCCAATAAACCTAGCATTCTTTTCTTTATATCCAGCTTTTATGGCAGCTTCAGTAGCATTTCCACTAGCTACATAAAACTCACAGAAAGATTTTTGCCTTGCATTTAATTTCAATGCTACTTCACCTCCAATTTATAAATAAAAAAAGAGAACCTTTTGAGTTCTCTTGGTTATTGCTAAATTGTGCCTTTTTTGTTATCTGAAGACAAATCAAACCTGTAATTTATCTTTATATTAGTGTCATTTTCTTGATTATAATCTTTTATTGTTTCCTTTAGTTTCTTTTTTAATTCTTCAGCCTCTTTTCTAAATTCTTCTTTTAAATCATTCTTAGTAATACTTTTTAGATTTTTTTCATAAAATGTATCAACAACTTTACTTTTTATATATCCTTTTTCTATTAGTATATCTGAAAATAAATTATTCCTAAAATTATTATCCTCATCATTTAATATGTCATAATTGAATATAATTTTTTCATAAATATCTAATTCAGATTTTTTATTCTCCAACAGTATTTCAATAAATTTATTTTTCATATTTCTATCCCCCTTTATAGTTTTGTTGTCTTTATTATACACTTTTTTTATAAAATAAAAAAGACTTTTTTATGAGAAGTCAATAACTCATCTCTTCTTGGGGGGAGAGAAACAAAAAATTTAAACATTCATTTAAACTTTTCATATATTAACATTATATAATAAAAAATAGGGAATGAACAGGGAGTAAAACGGTAAAATTTTAAAAATCTTGTAAAATTTCTTTAGGAAATAAATATAATGTTAAACTATCAACTAACCTATTTCTATGACTTCTATAAGTTTTTTCTGTGATATCTAGTTCTTCACAAATATCTTCAACAGAATAATTTTCAAAATATTTTAATTCTATTATTCTGTAATACTTATCTTTTTTTATAAAATCTAAAGCATTTTCAGTCTTTAAAATTCTATTTTCATATATTAATATTTCTTCATTGATCCTATCTTTTATATCCTCTTTCTTTTCTATATCTGGTTTATAATCTACATATCCAGATGGCTTAGTAGAGTCAACATTTATTCTTTTTACTACTTCTATATTATTTAATTGTTCTCTTAAAGAATATAGCATTTTTTGAAAGTTTTTATAATTTTTTAAAATAACTTCCACTTTTCTGTATGGAGGATTTATATTTTTTAAATCTTTGATTTTACTTTCTAACTTGTCATCTATAATTTTACATATTTCTTCTTTGTTCACTACTTAACTCCTTATTCTGAAATTTCTTCAACTTCTACTATTACACCTTTAAAAGCATTTTGCTTTTCCATAGTTATAGATTTTACATACTTATCTTCATCATTGTAAATTACTTTACATTTTACCAAAGCATCTTCTATCATCTTAAAAAGATAAGCATGATTAGATACATCTAATCCACTATTAAAATACATTTTTATTGATACTGGATTTTCAAAAGGTTTATTTATTCCTACAATACTCCTTACAAGGGTAGTTATATAATCTTTATCTTTAGAACGAATATTCCAATGAATTCCTGAATATATTTTATTTAGTCCCCAATCTTTACTTGTAATTTTTAAGGGTATTTCAAATCTTTGTATCATCTATGCAACTTCTCCTTCTTCCTTTTCAATATTAGGTAAAATTCCATTCTCTTTTAAAAGGTTATATAAAAATATTCTACCTTTTTGTGTCCAGTACATGTGTGTCTTGCTATCTATTGTTCCATCTGTCTTAGTATATGGATTAACTTTTGTTTGAGTATATCCATAAATTGCATATTTTTGATATAAGAACCATAATCCACTTTGCTTGTATTGAACTCCTAAATCATGCAAAATCTTATTAAATTCTTGTGCAGATTTTCCATAATCTTTTGCTATTGCAGTTACACTTAATAGCTCTTTACATTGTAAAATTAAATCATAATATAAAGCCTTTGGTTGTAATTCCAATATTTGTTGCTCTTTTATTTTATTATCTAGCTTTAAAGTTTCATTTTCTTTTTTAGCTTTTCCATATTCAATTAACATTTCTCCAATTTTTTCAGGCTCTTTCATCATTAAATTATAGATGTCATCAGTTAAATACATTCCAGTTTTTCTAATACTTGGAAGTATTTCACTTGTTACCCATTTTCTAATTTTTCTAGCATTAGGTTTATTGCTATCAAGTATACAATCATACAGTCCATCCTCATTAACAAATGTCATTTTAGTTAAACGTTCTCCAAACCCAGTATTTATGTATACCTCATTTTCAATGAGGCATTGTAAATCTAATCTAGTTTTTACTTGTGATGGATTCCCAATTTCTAAAATGTCACATATATCTTTTAAACAAAAGAATGGATTCCCATTTTTATCAATTATTGTCCTAATTTCTCCAAACTCATTATTTTTAAATATTTGTATTTCATTAGTTACCATTTGGTCCTCCTATTTTTTTTATTTTCTTTTACTTTTCCAGTTAAATTCTATATATTTGCACATTATTTATATTTTTTTAAAAACCTTTCTCTTATTAAATCTTTATAACATTCTTTAAAATAATCTATTTCTTCCCAATCAAAATATGCTTCTATATTTTCAGTGGTTAAATCTTCTGTATAATTTTTAAGATTCTCACTTGAATATTTCCAACCACATAATTCATTATTCTTAATTCTGTAAACAATTTTTTTATTAGATATTCTTTTAATTTCATAGAAGTATTTATTATAAAAATATTGTTGTAGTGTTTTTCCTTTGTTCCATCCTATTAACAAATATTTAATTCTTAGATATTTAAAATTCTTTTTGCATTTTTTATCTAAATATTCTAAAAATTCAATAAATATAAAAAAAGTTAAAAGACAACCAATTATGTAGATGTAAAACAGTTTTATTAAATCTATTGTTATTGTGAATCTCATTTTGCTTCTCCTTGATTTTCTATTATTTCATTTAATCTTTTAATTTCTCTGTCTTGGTCCTCTAATAGTTTTTTGCTATTAGTGTAATTTATGACTGTTGAATTTAATCCTTTTCCCATATCACAATAATCAATTAAATTTATATTATTTGTTCCATTTGCTGCATCGTGAACTCCAATATAATATTGTGTTACTGGGTAATTATGTCTAGTGTATGCTTTGTAAATCTTAGCAAATTCAAAAGTTAAAAATTTTTCCAACTCATCAGAAGACATTGAACACATTTTTTGCCAACCATCTAAGGTATCTATAACTGCATGTATTCCTTTGTCTTTAAACTCTACACTGCCATAACTTCCATATCTAACAATAGTATTTTTTAGCATTTGTTTAGCCAAAACTATTCTGTCATCAAGTTCACTCTCTGTTGTATGTGTTGCATATTGAATTATTTCTGCAACTTGTGGAAAATTTTTATATACTCTATTTCTAACCATAGAAATAAAGGCACTGTTTAGCTGGTACACAGTTAAATTTGATAATGCTAGATAATAAATATTGATTTTTTCTTTTGACATATCTCCTGTTGGGAAATAGTCTAAAAATGGTTGAAATGCTGTATTAAATTGTTGATTAGTCATTATAATCCGTACCTCTCTTTCATTTGCTCTAAGTAATTATCATCAACTTTTAAATGGCTTGTGTCTTTACTTTCAGTTAACTTATTTCCAAAATTGTTAGATTTGGACTGCTTGTATTTTGCTATCCATTCTGGTTCTAATCCTTGCCATTCTTTTTCCATAGCAATATTTATAGCTTCATTTAAACTAAACCAGTCTGGAAAGTCTTTAATTATTTTCTGTATAGGAACTATTGTTTTTATTGGCTTTTTAATATTTTTACGATACTCAATATACTTGAATAGGAGTTCTTTATATTCATTATCCTCAGTAAGATTATTTATAAAGTTCTGGATCTCATTTGGCTTTTTTTCTTTTTTATTTTTTTCTTTATTAGTTTTTTTATTATGTCTTTTTAAATTAGTTTCCTTAGAGTTCACCTCGTGAACTGGTAGTGGTTCATCTGGTGAACTGGTGTTGTTCATCTCGTGAACTGGTTCATTTAATGAACTGGTATTACTATTGAACTGGTTATCTTCTTTTTTTTCTGCATTTTTTAAATAATAAATATTGCTTTTCCCAGAATTTCTTATAACAAAAATTAATTCTTTCTTTTCTAAGTTTTTTAAATATTTAACTATTGTAGCCTTTCCATTTATTCCAGTAGCTTTCATTAATGTTTCAATAGCAGGGAAGCATTTCCCATCATTATCACAATATCGAGCTAATGTCATATATAGTAATTTTTCATAAGGGTTTAAGTCATCTCTATCAATTAAAGAATTTTCAACCCAAAACCAACCTTTGTTTCTTATGTCTCTCATTTATTCCTCCTATATTCTGGAGAGCTTGCCCACTCTCTTTTATTAACTCAATTGGTAAAAGCTACTTATTAGCGAGCAAGCTATTAAGCAGCTCCTACCAATTCAACTAACAAATCTATTAGAGAAAAGTTTTATATCCTGTGATTTATTCAGCTAGCTATACTGTCCTTAGATCCGTTCTTGACGTTTCTAAGTTAGAATAAATCACAAGATAAACAGTTTATACTTTCACAAAACTGGTAAAATTTATATTTGCCTCTTTTCCACACGGGCAACGGTGTGGCTAGCTTTAAAATTCAGATATTACTATCCTATAAATTACAGCTCCTCGCTCAACCACTAGCTTGTTTACACCCTAGAATGCTTGTAAGATTAGCTCTTACACAGATAGCTATAAGGGATAAACTCACTTCTTTTGAGGGGAGCAGTGAGCAAAGTTCTTATAGCTATTTGTCTAAGGACTAGCCTTAGAGTTTAATTATAAGTTATTTTTGCTTATGAGCTTAAGTAAAAAAAATTGATATATCAACATTTAATGCATTTGCAATTTTAGCTAAAGTCTTTATATTTGATGCTCCTCCATTTTCTAAACATTTAAAAAAATAACTCATATTTTCAGGAGTTCTATTTAATTTTTTAGCTAATTCATATTGCTTCATTTCTTTTTCTTTCATTATTTTTTTTATGTTGAATGAAATTCTTATTCCAATCTTTTTTATATCTTCCATTTTAACACCTCACTTGCTTATATAATATAACTATTTTTCACTTATGTCAATAGAGTTTTAATTTTTAGTTTTATTTTTTAAATTTTTAAAATTTATAAAAAAGTTTTTTATATAAAAAAGCCACTCTAATTAGTGGCTCTATTTATTATAAGTTATTTATTTTATTAATTTCTTGTTGAAATTCATCTATTTTTTCACTTTCATTTTGAAATCGTTTTTTCATATTTTCTTCTATTGCTAATGTTTCTCTATATTGTTCAGCTTTTGCTGTTTTAATAAATTCTACATCAGCTCCATATTTTTTTGCGATTTTTTC